CTTCAGTCTTAACATCTCTGTTTAAAAACTGTGAATCAATAAACCTATCCATACTAGGATACTTCATAACGATACCAGTGTCATCATCTAACATAATCTTGCTAGTATGACCATCTTCCTTCTCTACTTCAACTTCAGAAAGATCAATTTCTGCTTTGACCTCTGTTTCGTTGTCATCTGTGCATGTTACAGTTAATTCAATGATTTCACTCACTGCAGCTGCACGAATCTTTAAAAATAAATACTCAAGATCAAAAGATGGTAGATTATCTACTTTAATCCTTGATATTACACAATTCTTCAAAAGAGTCTTTACAGCAGAAATTACTTCTTTCTCACTCTCTGATTCCATTGCAAGTAAAAGTAATTTCTCTTCTTTAACGAGAAAAGGTCTATACTTAACTGTTTTCCCAGTAGATGGTAAAGTTAATTCATAGGTAGGAACACCAAGTTTAGGTAATGCCATTAAAAATTTAATTCAAATCGTATATTTATTTAGCTCGACTTTTTGAGGTAAAAATGATCGGGGATTTTTTTACCGAATTCATGGAACTGAAAAATTGAATTTCCCTCATGCTATATCAGCATTAGCTTTTACAAGATCTAGCACCCCTGTAAGTTTTTGTGCCTCTTCAAGCATAGACCCTTTGTGTTGATAGTCTGAATAAACTACGGTATGCTTGGCGTAATAGAAGTTAGCAGAAACTTTTGTAACCATTGATGTGCCATACGATAGAGGTGTAGAGTCAATCGAATATGGATAACAATCTTGTAAAATATATGATATCGGTGCTCTCTGATTAGCAGCAGCAGGTCCCTTCTCTGTCTTTGTAATTCGTAAGTCGCAAAGATATGATTCAGGATAATTTAATCTAACTTCTCTTTCAAATTTATTAGGTTTAACATCCTTAAGACTAGATAATGCAGTACCTCTACCACTATTTACTGGACCATCATTTCCAGCACCATCGTAAATCCATCCCATCCAACTAGTTAAAAACTTTAATGGTGTCATATTTACATCGCACATCCATCCCAAAGAAAGATCAGTATAAAACTTTGCATATGGATAGTTTATCTGATTCTCACCAAGATATCTTCCTTGTAATTGTCCTGTTGCTGACTGTGTATTAGGTAACTGTGCTTCATCACAAAATACTTTTAGAGTAGCACCAGGATCAGTTGCATTAGTACTAAACAAACTATGTATTCCTGTTTGTTGCTTTAAATAAGTTATAAAGTCTGATGTTCTCGAACCAAACTGAAACTCTATATCATACCCATTAGAGAATGACATGCCTCCGCCATTGGCGATTGTTTGAATAAACGTATTAAGTGACACAGGATAAATAAAAACGGAAGGTTTAATAATAATTATTATGTCATACTCTGGAACTTACAAACCAACTAATCCACGTAAGTATAAAGGTAATCCCACTAACGTTATTTATAGGTCATTATGGGAACGTAAATTTATGTTCTTCTGTGATCACACAGATAATATAGTTGAGTGGGGTAGTGAGGAAGTGGTTATCCCTTACAAATCCCCTATTGATGGGAAATCTCATCGTTATTACCCTGACTTCTACATCAAAGTAAGAACTAAAACTGCTGGGATGAAGAAGTATATTATAGAAGTAAAACCAAAGAAACAAGTTAAAGGACCTGTTGAAAAACCAAAACGAAAGACTGCTGCCTGGAAGCGAGATGTATTTACATACATGAAGAACCGTGCCAAGTGGGATGCTGCAGAAAATTGGTGTGATGATAGGCAGATGAAATTTTTAATCCTTACGGAAGACCATCTAGCAATCAAGAAGTATGCCAAGCAACGCAGGTAAAGGATTTAATTCAGAATCCGACACCCCTGACTACAAAACACTCTTTGAGCAAGTAGTAGATAAAACAAAGGGTGAACAACAAACTTTATCCTGGTATAAAAATACCCTGCATGGTCTTGCTCAAATTTATAAAGAAAGTCCTAATAAAATAATATCAGATGAACGTAAAGATGCTACCAACGATCCTCATGAACAAGATGGTAACAAACTACGTACTACAGTAAGACAAGGACATCTATACTTCTTTGAATACAAAGCCAAAAGTAAATGGTTGCCATACTATGATAAGTTTCCTCTAGCATATGTATTTAAAGCACATCAAGGAGGATTTTATGCTGCAAACCTACATTATTTGAAACCAAAAGCAAGATTAAAGGCAATATTAAAATTAGAAAGAGGACTAATAGATATACCTAAAAAAATCATACATAAATACCTATCAGATCATGTTGAAAGTCTATACCTAGACCTTGCTTCCGAGGAATGGGAAACATCTATATTAATTCCTGTTGAAGATTTTGTAATGACGAAGGGTAGCGGTCGAATACCTTACGATAGAGAACTAGTATGGGAAGAAATGACATACTACGAAAAAGATAGAGTCAAAGCAAAAGCAGTAATAAAGGACTACACTTAAATGACAACAACAGTAGGAGGACCAACCAATAATATTATGAGTGGTGCTGGGAATGTAATCAATCCACGAGCAACAGGTAAAATTTTACCACCGCCTGATTGGTTGCTTGACGAGCACAGGGATTGGTGGAATTCTGGCACAACTACTGATGCTGATAGACAAGATCATATAAACGACCGAGATAGCGAAGCACTACTAGATGCAAACAACGGGGCACTTCGGAATAAACTGGATCCAGCAAAAGATCCAGCAAAAAAAATATCATTTAAAGGTGTTGTTAGTGGAAGTAATACTACAGCATATAGATTCCCTAAATCAAGACACATAACAGATAGTACAGACTACGTTTCATTTGAATTCTTTGAATACGATCCTCCCTTTGGTAAAGGTAAAGGTCATACTAAAGGTGAGAATTCGGATGACATCGACAACACACTACTTGGTGTGTACAATGAAAGTATAAGTAGAAACTCACTTAATAAAAAGAAAGCAAAAAACTTAAAAGATATTATAATGTTCATGCCAGAAGATATTGGAGCACAGTATGGTGCTAACTGGGGTGGTGCTGGATTTGGTATAGGTATGCAAACATTTGCAAGAGGTATTGGTGGTGCTGCTAATATTGGTGACATTGGAACGAATTTAATTAATGACCTTAAAAATTTAGGAAATAAAACTATTGGTGGTGTAAAAATTGCAGGATATAAAACCGCTGCTCATTGGATGAACAAAGCATTAGGTGGCAACGTTACTGCAAACCAATTGATGAGTTCAGTAAGTGGAACCATAGCAAACCCAAACGTTGAAACATTATATGAAGCCCCTGAATTGAGAGGATTTAATTTAAACTTTAAGATGATGGCAAGTAGTTCCCGTGAAGGACATCAAATAAGACAAATATGTAACCAATTTAAGAAAGCTATGCTTCCAAGTTGGGGTGGTCAAAGCATGGCAGGACAAGCAGAATCAGGAGCACTATTAACTGTTCCAAATATTGTTGTGATTAGATTTATGACAGGAAGTAAAGTAAACCCACACGTAAGTCAGTTCAAAGCATGTGCTATTACTGCTGTCAATATAAACAACACACCTGATGGTGCTTGGGCAACATATGCAGGTGGAGCTCCAGTTGCTACAGAATTATCATTACAATTTAAAGAACTCAAACTCATCTTCAGTCAAGAAATTAATATGGGCAAAGGTCCTTCTTACTAATGTTTTTCTCTCTTCTACCAGATATAGAATACGATATCAAGCCATCTAACTATCCATATAGTGAGGCACAATTTCGTACTGCAAAGAATTTCTTCAGACGTTTTAAAATAAATGAAGATGTGTTTGGTTACACTGTAGCAATGAACAAGTATGCAATACTTGAAGGAGAAAAACCAAACCAAGTAGCAGAATTATATTACGGCAACCCCTTCCTTGATTGGGTTGTGTTACTAACCAACAATGTTATCAATCCATTGTTTGATTGGCCAAAGACAGACAATGCAATAAGAAGGTACAGTGAGAGTAAGTATGGCGATCCTTATGCTGAAATATTATACTATGAAACAGTTGAAGTAGAATCAGGAATCACAATCAAAGGAGATAGTACTGGAAGAAAACTAAAAGCAACTGCATTAGATGCAGGTAGAAGAGTTGATGAGGAGTTCTACAATAATCCATTCACATACTTCGATGGAACAAACAATGTATCTGTTCCTGGGTCAT